GGAAACGGAAGCCGAATAGCGGTGGGTGCAATTCAAGACGTCAATTCTCTACTTAACAGGGGTTATGTCAAGATGCTTGACTATAAAACCATATCAAACACGTGGACTTTAGTAAATGATGCGTATTACGGAGAAACCGGAGACCAACTCGGTAGAAACATGAGCATGGATCTCACGGGTGATATGGTCGTAGCAGGGAGTATTCAAAATGCAGGTTATGTACAGATATTCGAACCAGAACCCGCGAGTTCTGTATCCAATGTCCCAAAATATGTCGATATTGTATGTCCAGACATTCCTAAATCGGCACAAGTCATTGACGAAAGACATGGCCAGGTATTGGCAAGAGTACCACTAGAAAGACACTTTACCGAAACTTCTACAACCATTCTTAGAGACAAACAAGCTAAAATGTTTCACAGAAAGACAAATTATTTCAATCCCATGTCCATAAAGAAATTAAACTTCAAAATATATGAAGAACAGGATGATGGGGATTATGTTACACTAAAATCAGATTCAAAATGGTATATGGTTCTAGAAATTACAACGGTAGATGTAAAAGAAAAACCAAAAGACAGGGAACTTCAAATATTGATATCATTGGACAAATTGGCTAGAAAATTAGATTCTTTAAATGTAAATATCCAGCGCCTTCCAGATAAAGAAGTACATGAACCCAAAAGTAAATATCCTTTCAAGTATTTAGTATTTATATTAATGTTATTATTTGGTGTTTTTATATATTGGGTGAATAGAACAGGTAGTCCCGGGCAGCCCCAATACTAAATGATTGTACCGGGTTCAAGTGTAGTATTTTTAGGAATGATGATAATACCATCCTTAATCATATATCCTATATCTTCGGCATCCAGATTCTTAACATTATTCGTGTTAATAATATGACATCCCGAACCAATGCGAGCATTCTTATCGATGATAGCCTTCTTAATGATACAATCAGTTCCAATACCAATTGGGATACATCCAGGAAGGTCGTCACATTCTTCGGGCTCTTCGAAATGATCCGCTCCCATTATAATAGAATCGTTAATGATACAGTTTTCACCAATATAACTCCTAACACCGACTGTAGAATTTTCAATTTTGCTTTTGATAATCGTAGAACCATCACAAACAGATGAAGAAGTTACGGAACAATCGACCATCCTCGTAGGAGGAAGATGACGCCGTTTAGAATAAATTGGTGAAACGGAATCATAAAAATTAAAATCGGGCAATTTATTGTTACACTTTAAATTTGCGTTATAAAATGATTCAATGGTTCCAATGTCTTCCCAATAACCATCAAAAATATAAGAAGTGACATTATACCCACTGGATTGGGCGTCTGGTATAATTTCTGATCCAAAATCATTTGCGTGTGGCATCTCGTCCATTAATAGTCTCTTTGCGGCCCCGGCACTGAAGACATAAATACCCATAGACGCGAGATACGGCGGTTTAGAAGAACTAGTCTTGTTTTTCATTTCGAGTAATTCATCGCCTACTGGTTTTTCGGAGAATTGAATAATTCTTCCCTTTGAATCCACTTTCATTAACCCAAAGGAAGATGCACGCTCTTCCCCTACATACGTAGCACATACAGTAATGTCAGCTTCTGTCAAACGATGATGATATATCAATGGTTTGTAATCCATGCGATACAGATGATCACCGGCCAATATGATATACTCGTCACAACCAGTCTCTTCAAAGATCCAATGATATTGACGAACGGCATCGGCTGTACCCCTGAACCAGGACTCGTTCGAGGGACTTTGTTGTGCTGCCAGTACTTCAACAAACCCCTTGCTCAGAAATGACCCGATATTAGTATCATAGGCTTGATTTAAATGGCGTGTAAGTGACAACGAATTAAATTGTGTAAGACAGTACATTTTGGTAATGTCACTGTTTATACAATTGCTTACCGGAATATCAATCAAACGATAATTCCCAGCTAACGGAACTGCTGGTTTTGATCGGTTTTTGGTGAGAGGGTATAAACGAGAACCCACACCACCACCCAATATAATACCAAGTACGTTATCCATTGAAGAATATTGTTCATAGTATTCGGAATCTGTTTGAATATAAGGTGCGAGAACTTCAGCAACAGCCTTTTGGAGTGCTATACTACTGGAATTGGATGAATTCCAGACTTTATTATGTTTATCAAGGGACTCCTTGAATTCGATACCGACGTTATTACGTCGTTTTGGGGGGAAATCTCTCTTTTTGGAATTTCTATGGTCCTTATGTCTTGAAGATATATCCCGACGTGGTCCGGAAATTGCGAAGCAAGATGCTTTCATTAATTGATATAAAAATGAAATGTTTATATTAGTTAATGAGTAACGAAGTCCTGGGTCTGTTTAACCCGACGGATGGATTCCCTGACAGGAAAACAATCGAAAGGACATTGAAAAATCATAACATAAAAATAAAGGAATATACTGTAGCTGAAACAGAATTTGAATTATTTATAAATTCTCCTGTAAATAAAAGATTAGGAATTATGAAAGAACTTAAGACGAGGTGGAAGCAGCAGCTTTCTTAGTCGTCGTTTTCTTTGTGGTAGTTTTGGTGGCGGCCTTCTTTGTGGCCGGCTTGGCCTTGGGCTTTTCTTCGACCGGAGCTGGTTCCGCCTTGACCGGTTCCGCCTTGACCGGTTCCGCCTTGACCGGTTCCGCCTTGACCGGTTCTTCCACCTTGACCGGTTCCGCCTTGACCGGAGCGGGCGCCGGAGAAGCCTCCGCGCAACAACCGCAGGAATCAACGATTTTCAAAAGGAGGGTATAGAGTCGCGTCTTATCAAGACGAACACGGGTAAGCTCTTCAAGAATTTCTCGTCTGATGTCGGACATTGTAATATACATAAAAGCAAGATTATCTTTATACTAAATGATATTCATTGGACCAACACTGAGAAGTGGCATAGGTCAGCACTGTAGTAAGTATTGTAATGTTTTCCCTGGATCAAAGTATTATCACTTTGGGGAAGAAGTTCCGGAATGTGAAAGTGGTCTGGTATTTATTATACCGACCAAACCCACTCTGGATTTAATCCCATATTTGAAAAGTCGTGTCAAGAACCTCTCCTGTATGACTGTATGCGAGACGAAAACAGTACATGAAGACTATGGTAAAATATGTGACGAATTTGAAACAATTTACGTCCCGAGTCAATTCTGTAAAGATGTACTCTCGGAACAGTTCCCAAAAAACAATTTTATCACTTTACATGCTCATATACCTAGTCCCAAAAAATTTAAACCATATACCTTTTATCATATTGGGAATATAGCGGATAATCGAAAAAATTTTAAAGGTATTTTAACCGCTTTTATGCGAGTAAAACAAGAAATGCCAAATGTCCGGTTAATCGTAAAGGCTACGTGTAATCAAGACGTTGAAATTCCGTTACCGGGCGTAAAGGTCATAAATGGACTTGTTTCTGATGATGAAATGGAAGATATTCATACAATCTCGGATTGTTATGTAAGCTTTTCATCGTCAGAAGGGGTGGGTATGGGCGCAGTAGAGGCGGCACTTCGTAATAAGCCATTGATTATTACAAATTTCGGGGGAGCTCCTGAATACATCAAAACTCCATATACAATTGAGTGCGAACCCGGATTCTTAGAAGAAGATGATTTTCTTTTCAAAAAGGGTATGGAATGGGGAAAACCTAATTTTGACCAACTCGTGACATACATGTCTGATGCGGTCATGCGAAATCTTAAGGTAATGGATCATTCACATACTAAACGACTCGTTAGTAAGGAAACAATACTAAAGGAATTTGTCACTTATATGATTTGAGGCGAGTATGACAACCCCAACTAATATGGTTCCCGACGCAACATTTCCTTTCTGGGTTATAAGATAAGCGACAATATCATCGATAAATCTAATTCCGCTGGGTTTTGTTATATATTTAGGAATAGAAACGCTTAACAATATGTACAATACCATTGATATGATTACAGGTCTAAGGGTGTCTTGGTCTAACATTTAAATTAAGTGGTTATTTTAATTTCATCAACCATTTTACAGAGGTCATCGACACTCCCGTCTGTAACAGATTTATTATCGATTTTTATACCCTTCATCATGTTCGCCAAGCCATCGATATCTTCTGTAGGAACCTTATGCTTTCTACAAAAGTCTCCGCACACGGCTCTGTAGCTACACCTTTTACCAGCCATAGTAGTGGCCGCACATATCTTGTGAGAATTTCGCTTTTCTCGTGGTTCTTCAATGACAGGATCGATAACGATAATTCCACGCTGGGCTTTCGCTTTTCTTATAGCTTCGTGTCTCTGTTTCAGTCGCCATTCAGCATCGGCGAGTCGGACACAGCGCTCATCCGGTTCAATAACATTGTAAAATTTAATGGTTTGCATAAGAAGCGCATACCAGCAGCTATCGCGTATAACTTCCATGGATTATTTTTCAGATTTCTGAAAAAATGAGATGTTATTTTTTACTTAGGAGTTATAAGTCTGCCTGTCCGGCTATAGTTGATAAATACAAATCAACTTCTCCCGCAAATTGGGGACATTTTTCTGTAGTTCTTTTAGTTACCATATCTTGAACATTTACTATGTGTTCTTTGAATGTAACCACATCCACACCGGTTGCGGTGTGTATTTCAGAGTCTGTGGCTATATCCGTTGCCGCATACATATATGCCGCGGCATAATTCGCATGTAACACAGCTATAAGAGGTGCCGCGTCTTGTTGGGCGGCAGTTGCGTACCTCGCAGACTGACGTATGAGGGTCTCCAAAGACTTCTTATTACTCCGACGTGTATTGTTTCTGTTCAAAAAAAGAACCAAAATAACTAAAAGTGCTATAAAGTAAAGCATCGTCGTATACATAAGTATGCCAAAATTATCCTGGAGACATGAATGTTATGTGTGTCAGTCACCACTCGATATAACAATTAGACCGAATACAGACGAACAATACGAATTATTATACAAGTATAGACACATAAGACCCTTATTCTTGTTAAATAATGTATCTCGAATTAAGTTATTTGGGTTAAAGGCAAGAAGGGTGTGTAGGTGCTGTTTTGTAAATCCTCCTAAAATAAACATAAGGCAAATAATGGGACGTGAAACTGGAATTATTAAAAATTTATATATACCAAACTTGACAAAAACAAAGGAGGAGGTTGAAAATTGGTTTAATAGCTACTATGGTATGGCTAGGAGATATCGGGCAGATGATATATGATCTAAAAAAACCTAAGTAAAGAATTGTGTCTATAAATTTTCAAGAGAAATGAAGGAAAGCATTCAAAAACTTTCCCATATAGAGCATATATTAAAGAGACCAGACTCCTATGTTGGTCCGGTTGAAGTAACGCCGGAAACCTACTGGCTTATTGATAAATATGGAAAAAAGTTTGAAAAAAGGGATATTAAATATTCCCCCGCTCTTCTCAAGATTTTCGACGAAATACTCGTGAATGCGGTTGATAGAAATTCGCTCCACCCAAAACAGGTAACGAGTATAAATGTCTCCATTGATAAAGATTCCGGAAAAATCACAATCGAAAACAACGGTCCCCTTGGTGGTGTGTCTATCAAGATGCACAAAAAGGAGCAACTATGGAATCCGGAACTCACGTTTGGGCATCTTCTCACGAGTACCAACTACGATGACTCAAAAAAGAGAATAGTGGGTGGGAGAAACGGATACGGAGCAAAACTCACGAACGTATATTCATCAGAATTTTCCATAGAAATTAAAGATCATGAAAACAAAATGTCTTATTCGCAAATATGGAAAGATAATATGACTGTATGTGTTCCACCCGTTATGAAAAAATATAACGGTAGCAAGTCTTCAGTATCTGTATCATTTATACCAGATTGGAGAAGATTCGGAATGAAACAGATGGACAATACGATATTCAGAATATTTCACAAAAGAGTGTATGATGCGAACATTTGTACCACTCCGAACTGTAAGGTAAAATTTCAGGACGAACCATTACCCAAAATGAATCTTGAATCCTATGCGAAGATGTATGAGGGTGTAGAGTCTCTTGCCAGTGTGACTACGGAGCGTTGGTCGGTGTGCATCGGACCATCTGATAACAACCTTGAACAGGTTTCGTTTGTTAATGGTATTTGTACAAACAAGGGAGGGAGTCATGTGGATCATGTGACATCCTTTTTGGCTGCGGGTATCATTGATGAATTATCAAAGAAAATCAAACTAAAGCCTCAACAAGTGAAAAATACATTCAATGTTTTTGTAAAGGCTACCCTTGAAAATCCTACGTTCAGTAGTCAGGTTAAATCCGAATGTACATCAAAATCGCAAGAGTTTGGAAGTAAATTTGAACCACCGAAAAATTTTATCAAGAATGTACTCAAGACTGGAATTCAAGATGAACTCTTGGCATTGTCAAAATTCAAGGAAATGAAGGAACTCAAAAAGACGGACGGTTCAAGAAAATCAAAAATCACTGGCATCCCAAAACTAGATGACGCAAATAAGGCAGGTACGGCACAGTCTGGGAAATGTACTCTCATCGTGACAGAGGGTGATTCGGCGAAGACTTTGGCGGTTGCGGGACTTTCGGTCGTTGGTAGGGATCATTATGGTGTTTTTCCACTCCGTGGTAAATGTAAGAATGTCCGGGATGCTTCCGTAACACAGCTTACATCAAATCAGGAGTTCAATGATCTCAAGAAGATTTTAGGTCTCCAACAAGGCAAAGAATATACAGATGTTTCTGATCTTCGGTATGGTCGCCTAATGATCATGACAGATGCCGATAACGATGGGTCACATATCAAGGGTCTGATTTTAAACATGATACATCATTTCTGGCCAAGTCTTTTGAAACTGAACTTTGTTGTGAGTATGGTTACGCCTATCATTAAGGCGACAAAGGGGTCGGAAACGAAATCATTCTATACAGATTCTTCGTTTAGAATGTGGTACGGAAATGGAAAACCCGGATGGAAGATTAAATATTACAAGGGTCTGGGTACATCCACTTCAAAAGAAGCAAGAGAATATTTCAAACAAATTCAACAACTCACGGTGAAATTTGAAATGGATAAAATGTCGGATGAATCTATTATTCTGGCTTTTGACAAAAAGAAGGCTGACGCAAGAAAGGAATGGCTTTTAAGAAATACCGCAAAGAATCCAAATGAATTGGAAGTCCCGTATGGTTCTATTAAATCGCTTGGAATTACAAATTTCATACACAAAGACCTGGTCAATTTTAGTCTTGCAGACCTGAAAAGATCCATTGCTCACGTTGCGGATGGGTTAAAACCATCACAGCGCAAAGTTATATATTCTTGTTTCAAAAAGAATCTCAAAGATGAGATGAAAGTTGCACAACTGGCTGCATACGTCGCAGAAACATCCGCATATCATCACGGGGAGGTGTCATTGGCTGATACAATTGTGAAATTGGCAAATGATTACATGGGTAGTAATAATATCAATCTCCTCGAACCGTGTGGTCAATTCGGTACGAGATTGATGGGTGGAAAGGATGCGAGTCAAACGAGGTATATTTTCACTAAACTTACAAAAGAAGCAAGAAAACTGTTTGATCACAGAGACGATGCTGTCCTCACATATTTGGATGACGATGGGAGAATGATTGAACCGAATTACTATATGCCTACCCTCCCAATGATACTCATCAATGGTTCTGAAGGTATCGGGACTGGATTTTCTAGCTTTATTCCGCCATTCAATCCGGCTGATATCAAAAACAATATCCTCCGAGTTCTTGACAAAAACCCAATCGTCCCCATGAAACCGTGGTATAGGGGATTCAAAGGTACTATTACACGAGAGGGTAACGAGGGTGCTTGGATCGCCGAAGGTATATGGAAGGATATGGGATCCAAAATTAAAGTGACCGAGCTCCCTCCGGGAAGATGGACACAAGATTACAAGGAACACCTTGACACTCTCGTTGAGAAGAAGACAATCGCTTCATATACAAATAACAGTACAACCGAAAATGTTGATTTTGACATTGTTGGTTATACGGGTAACGATCCAGTCAAAGATTTAAAATTGAGACGGTCATTAAACTCTTCAAATATGCATCTGTTTCACCCAACAAAGGGAATATATAAATATAAGAGTCCGGAAGAAATCCTTATTGATTTCATTGAATTGCGAATGAAACACTACAACGCAAGAAAATCTCATCTTATTGACGTATTGGAAAAGAGGGCGGCATTGTGTAGCCACAAATCCAAATTCGTTTTGATGGTTATAGATGGAGAATTGATTGTTTTCAGAAGAAAAAAACTGGATCTTGAACGACAACTCTCACAAATCTTCCCCAAAATAGACGGAAATTACGATTATCTACTGAATATCAAGACTGTTCAATACACAGAAGAGTCTGTGAAATCGCTCATCCAGGAATCCAATGAAGCTAGACGCCAGTTGGAAATTATGAAACAAACATCTCCCATAGATATGTGGAAATTAGATATTAAAAATATGTAAGCAATAAGTAGTATGTGCGACATAAACGGTGCCAGCACCGGAGCCATGATATGCCTTCACGCAATAGGAAAGCAAGATGAACACCTCATATCAAACGATGATAAGGCGAGGTCTTTATTTACCTATAAAGAAAAACGACATTCAAATTTTTCGAAATATCATCGAACCACCCCCGTCATTAATCCAGGAGGAAAAGCGTCGTGGCCATTTGGTGAAACCATAAAGGTTACCATGAACCCACAAAACATGGGAGATTTATTGAGTAATATGTATATTTCAATAAAAATGCCAAAAATAGACGGTGCTCCCGGGAATGGTCAGAATTATGCCGACCAATTGGGAAGACATCTATTCAAATCGATAACCATGAGGGTTGATGAATTAGAATTGGAAACTATATATGACGATTGGATGATACTATATGACGAGTTGTATATGGAAATGTCCGAAAAGATCACAAATAAGATATTGATTAACCGTGGCATTCCCTACGATGGTGCCGTAGATAATGGTGCTTATGCACAGTATGATACCGATCTCATCATACCCCTTCCGTTCTTCTTTTCAAGAAAATATTCGGGTGATGAATATGACACAAACCAACCAAATAGACCCTACTTCCCACTTTGTGCAATTCATAAACAAAAGCTTGAATTTACATTCGTGTTACATCCTCAAACCTTCTTCACGGACTCATCTACGACTATCTCAGTCCCGGAATTTGACATAATCACGGAGGAATTAACAATAGCCCCAGAGGAAAGAATTTATTACATGAAAGAAGCGACACAGTTAATAACCGACGTCGTCAAGAAACACCCAACAATGGAAACGGAAGTAGGAAAGGACCAAGTCAAACTACAATTAGTCCCGAATATACCCGTAAAATGTATTCATTGGTTTCTAAGAAACAAAGATTTTGAAAACGTGGAAGTCGCACAGGGTCCGGGAGTGGATTCCAGTTACCTGGCAAGTTATGAGATACCGGGTTCGGTGAGTGCCGATTACCATTACTTTCAAAATAGATTCAATTTCGGATCTATACTTGACTTTGATCAGTTGTATTCATTCTTTTATCCAGTCATGGATAAAGCAAAATTTTATATCAATGGACAAGACACCCCAAACATAACAGACGCAAATCACTCTTATTACAAGTACTTGACTACAATAAGGGCTAGATTATCTCGTCCATATAGAAATGTCTATACGTATAGCTTCTCGATGTATCCAATGAATGTGAAACCATCGGGAAGCTTAGATTTTTCGCAACTAAAATCTGACAAAACTAATCTGGAAATTAATCTCAAATCCGGTTTAACAGATACTTACACACTACACTTATATTACACTGGCTATCAAACGTTTAAATTTTCGGGTGGGTTTATTTCTCTCGCTTATTAAATAGCGTATCTTTATTGTTTGAAATGTAATCGATCACTTTATTTTTTATACACCATTTGATGAAATTGAGTTGGGCAACCGTAGTACTAATTTCATCATCTGTCCCCGGTATCGTATATGATATCTTTTCCGAACGACAAAATGGGTCAAATAACTTTTTACTATAACCATCGAGCGTACTTTTATATGCGCAATGAACTGTAAATAATTTACCATTGCTTGTCGTATATGTCAGGTTATGTTTTTTAGCGTAATTAGTGATAAACCATTCCAAATTACGCAATGAAATACCACTAGATTTATCGAGTATAGATTTCAACATAGCTTTATTCTCGGTGTCGTCATAAAAATGATTAATTGATGTTAGTAGAATATCCGATTTACTCATTACTATACTATGTTATCCAAATCTATAAGTTCATTACGACTGGACGAAGGTCGGGATTGTGTGATATTTTTTGACGCAATACAAGCCGGACAGTCATCCATGTATTGTATTGACATGTCATGCGTGTGCGCAAATTTTGATTCTACAATAACTGGACAAATTTTCTTTTTCTGGTTGAGGTGAAACCCGCAATAACCCCCATTCTTGCCCAGTCGGCTACAACGCGCTCCACCTTTAATAACGCCCCGACATCTTCCCTTACTAAAATGTGAATCGGATACACTTTCTGGTAAGTCACGCAAAAGAACTTCTATATCAATCCCGCGGTGAGTACTCGAAATTTTCTCCACCCACACCGAGAGAATTTCTGTGACTCGTCTATCAACCTCTTTATTGAATAACTCCTCTAGTTCCGGTGATGTCATTCCTTACTATTACTTTGTTCGTAGTTTTTAAATAACATTGCGATACTTGAACTATTATTTTCCTTCTTGGCGCGTGCCTCCTTTAGACGTTCTTTTAGTACCGCAGAAGTACCGGTTGAATCTATATTAAATTGCTTACATTCTTCGATTAAATCATCCTTTTTCATAGAACTAAGTGATGGATATTCACTGCGCTTCCGTGCCTTTTTGGGAGGTTTATGCTTGTTTATAATCTCACCAAAAATTTCTTGTTTGGCGTCCTCATACAATGGATCAAGTAAGTCTGAAACTGGATTCAAAAATTTATTTTCGAAATAGTAATGATAGTTTATAGGAATATTGTTATCCGCTGCGTATTTTGGATCTTCGGACATCTCAAATGCCTTCGCGCGGGGATCTTCCGTTTTAATAAGAATAAAAGGTACTCTATCCCCACTTTGTGGCTCACTTCCGGGTTTTCTATCTCTCATCTTACGAACAACCTGTACGTGGGATTGATTCATTTCGTTTATGTACTCGCTATTAACAGACCTAGAAACACCCTTAACCTTATAACTGTCTGCCAACGTTTGTGAAAGAACTAGTTTGTCGTTTGGAACATCTCCCGATAATAACTCAATCGCTCGCTGTCTTGCCAATTCTTTGGGTGGTACCGTATCATTTGAATTGAGAATGAGATCGAACAATTCTTTACACACCTCTCGGAGATGCATTGTATTATTACGACGAATAACTTGTAATCCCTTAATATCAATATAATCCATGTTCATTTTACCATCTTTTCCTTGTGTCCATAACTTTGCGGCATATCGTTTTTTAGAGTAGAGAAAGAATGGCCAATATACCTTCTCAAGTTCGAGATTATTTGGAGCCTTGAAAAGAGAACTACATTCTTCAGCGGCTCTTTCTCCGATTTTCCAACTGTATTCTACGGCTTCAACGCCCTTGCGATCGCCTACGTCAAATTCAACCATTACAGAGTCCGTGTCGCCGTACCTTACCTTTGAACCCGGGAAATTGGCCTCTACATAATTCTTTGTTTCCTCAATCATGCTTCTACCCTTACAAGTAACCGTAGATGCGATAGGGACGCACGGGAGCATTCCCTTACTTACGCCCGTAAAACCATATACAGAGTTCATACTAATTTTATAGGCCAATTGCTTACCATTGTACATTTCTTTTAATGATCCAGTAGATGCGGCCATATCTTTCTTTGCTTGCTTCCTGAATTGTTTCAATTCAACGAGAATACTTGGTAAAAGACTTGGGACGCCTTGTGCGAACTTATATTTTTTATCTCCAACTTCAAATTCCTCATATGTAATGCCCGGGATGTTACCATAGTTCTTTTCGTCCATGACATACGAAGAATAACATAGGTTATGAGCACACATTATACTGGGATATAGCGCTTCGAAATCAAGAGCAGTAATCGGATTATAATAAGCTCCTTTCACAGCTTCCAGGACGGTAGCCCCGACATAACCATCTTCAGATATAACACCATATTTGATAGTCGGTACCATAAAACCCATCTCCCTCGCCTTCTTACACAGCTGACTAAATACCTTGATTTGTTGCCCCCTCTCACACAAAAACGTCAGGGGAACCCACGTGGCCTTTGCCATCTCTAGAAGATTGACGAGAGTACATAATTTGGTTAAAAGGCGGTGAGGAAGTAATGTATCCTTAATACAATACTCAGCAACCTCTCGAAGCTTTACCGGATCTTCTTCTTTGTATCTCTTGAACATTTCCTTGGCGGGCATATCAATTTTTTGATCGCCCAAAAACTCCTTACTTACAGAATCCAACTTATAACTATCTAATTTATACCCCTTTTTTACCTCTTGAAATAAATCAAAAATAAATCTTCCCGGCATAGGAAGCAATTTCAGTTCATTGTCCCCCAAAGCACTCGATGACAATTTCTTATATACCATTTCACACTCGTGATCCTTGAGTTTTCCCAAATTGAAAAAGTCTAGGTTACACTTAACTAACTGAGCTCGCTGATAAATATATTCCATATCAAATCCGAACACATTCCAACCCAAAATAATATCAACATCCATTTTATGAATATATTTGGCAAATGCTTCCAACATTTCACGTTCAGTGGAATAACTGAAAATATTACACCCATCAAGGTTTGGATCTGTGTTTTTGTAACAAAAACATGTTTTATCGTATGGTTCATCGGAACCAAATTTACATAAGGATACAGCGATTTGAAAACAAGCATCTCCTTCGGTAGTCGCACAGGGAAACTTACCTGTAGAACTATTCGCCTCAATATCAAGCGAACCAACAACAAACGGAGCTGTATTTGTCTTTTCAACGGGTTTTAAAGTTTTCCAATCGTTACAGAATAAATCAATATCCACAGTAGCGAGATGAGATCTAACACAGGATGAACCCGTATCGAGCCACCCGGTAGATTCAATGCCGGTTCGATGCATTAACCGCAGAACGGGGTCTAAATTCGATTCATACACTTTATAGTTTTTAAAGTCATTATTATACATAAACAATGAATTGATTTTTCGTCTAGATGTAACGCTATTAAAATTCAAATGCATGAATGCGAACTTTTCATTATTCTGAAATCCCCATACATCCTTCTTTTTCGTAAGACTATAACTCACCAGGCAGCCGGGTCTCTGTGCGTTGAGATTATTATATAGCCGCTGAACATCTTGCTCCGATGTATTCTTGGGAAGTTTAACAAAAAAGTACGGTGCAAAGCTTGTTGTCAGGCAAACCGACTTTCCGTCCTCCGTTTTTCCGAAAATACTGATAAGATGTTCATCACATTCTTCCGTATCCCGTGCTTCCCAGGTGAGAGCTTGAAACACAACCATTTCTTGTGTATCAATCGAGCTAAATTTTTAATATACATTATTAGTAAATGTCAGCTGCGTTGATTGATCTTGTAAGTGTCGGTGTTCAAGATGCCTATATAACAGGCGAGCCTCAGGTCTCATTTTTTCGACAAAATTTTAAACGTCATACAAATTTCGCCATAAAACCCGAGCGTATGGACTACATCGGTACGTTCGGATCTAACAACGAGGTTACTATTCCGATCCGTTCCAAGGGAGATTTACTTTCTTATTTGTGGATCGAAGCCAAAAGCATCAGTAATGTCCAAACAAACAATGACGGATTGTTCTCCAACACCGCATCTGAGCCCACCGAATTCAGTTTGCACATAGGAGGTCAGGAAGTCGCCCGCCTCGATTCTTTGTACATCCAGGGGGTTCATAATGTTTTGTACAGAGAAAACGGTGCCCGTGCCTCTTGTACCGTCACTACCAACGAAGTCTCGGGTAACGCCCGAGGTACCGCGGTTGAACCGAGTGCCGATTACTACATGATACCGTTCTTCTTTGCCGAAGATTTCACGAAGTGTCTCCCCTTGTGTGGTCTCGCGTACCATGAAGTCGAAGTTCGTGTCAAGTGCCGCGATGGATTTACACCAGCGGAAACACCCAAGGTGTATGGTATGTATGTGTATTTAGATTCTGATGAACGCAAATATTTCACGGAACAGGAACAGGAGATATTGATTACACAAACCCAATACCAAATAACTTCCAATACGGCCACGGAGGTGGATTTAACGTATTTCAATCACCCGACGAAGGCGGTTCACTTGGTCTCGGGACAGTCAGCCGGTGCGGCGTGGCAAACCGAGTATTCGTTCGATGATTCTACGTTGTACATCAACGGTACGCCCCTCTTTGAAAACACCAGCAAAACTTTCCACCACAATGTCGTCCATGAAATGCACACGAGTTCGATCCCGAGTTCCGTATTGGATACGGCGCCACTCTACACGTGGCCGTTTGGATTAACCTTAAATAAATCGCAACCGAGTGGTACACTAAATTTCTCTCGTATCGATAACGCTAAATTGGCTATCAGAAACCCGGTCGGTGGAGGTTCTCCGCAAATACGCTGTTACGCTGTGAATTACAACATTTTACGCATAAAGGACGGCCTCGGCGGCGTTGCGTTTGGAAGCTAAATAACTATATTATACAAAAAATAAACTAAAAATTTTATAACTTGGTAATCCCAATATATAAAATTTTTAATGTGAGGTATTTATAAGTATCGATGCCAATTTCACGAACCGATCGCGAACGAAGAATGCGTACTCAAAACGAAACCGAGGCACGACGACAAAGAGAGAGAACGCGAAGACTCAACCAGAAACGGGGACTTGTCTCCAGACCACCAAATAGCAATCTCTCAAATAATTCAAATTCAAATAATAATAACAAAAATAGCCCATCTAATTCTAACACCAGGAATAAGAACGTCGCGACGT